TAAGTGGACTCTTCGGTGGCAATAACAATAATTGTCAAATGCAATTGGCTGCTGCTCAATCAGAAATAGCTAGACTAGGCAGTGAACTCTATGCTAACCAAGTAGGAACTGAAGTCTATTCCGCTGCTGTTCAGATGTCTAAAGCTGATGACGCTAAGATCAATGCTAATTACAAAGAACTGGCTCAAGCTATAGCATCTCTGGATAAGCAGGTTGGTATTATTCAAGCTACTCAACCATTATACTTCCAGTTAGCAAATTGTGCATCTGAAAGATACACTGATAATGCTACTAAGTATTTGGTTCCTGGAAAAGTAGTTCTGCCTACCAGCGCTATGTGTGTTGAAAACATGAATAGTTGGCTACAGAATTCGGAGTATACTCCAATTCCTAAAGTGACTACCAGCACTACTCCTTCAGCGTAATTTTTAATCATAGGTAGGTACTATACTTAAGGTAGTACCTACCTTTTTAATTTTAATACTTATGCCTCAGTTCACTAATAATTTAGAAGAATCTTTACAAAAAGCTAGACAGGAATTAGCAGTATTAGAAAATCTTCGTAAGCAAACTCTAGCAGCTCCTACTCAACCAAGACTACTAGAGGAGTTGAATAATACTATTAAATCATTAACTCCAGAAGAGAGAGAAGGATTACAAAGGAATAGTGCTTATGCTGAAGCTTCTAAATTATATGAAGATGGCTTCAACTCTTTCTTAGGTGCTAAATTTGGTGCTGAATATCTTGAGACTTCTCAGGGTAAGCAGGCAGCAGAAAACTTAATTGATACACTAAAGCAACATAAAGATCAATTCAAAGAAGCTTCTCAAGCTAAGCTTAAAGAATTAGAAAAATTAGCTGACTTAGTGAGGAATAATCCTAAGATTAAGGCAGAATTAGATGCAATGATTAAACCAGAATAATATTATATGAGTGATATTGAAAAATTTAAGCTAGCAGTAATTAATACTGCAAAAAATGTAACATCTCAGTTAGGGATTAGTTACCTAAACCCATTGCTTGTATTTGGCTTAAAGAATATGCTTGAAAAACCTAAATATTCTATTGTTTTGGAAGCATTAACAGACTCCAATGGGAATCTAGATATTAATGCTTTAACTAAAGTATTAGAAGAGACTATAGGAATGAAAGGTGGAAGGTTTACTATTGCTGGAGTTACTTTTACATCTGATGATGTAGAGAATCTAAAGAAAGAGTATTTAAAACTATAGATATGGATGATTTGATAGGAAAGGTAATCTCATTTGTCAATGAATTATATGGCTCCTATATGAAGATACAGGAGATTCATTGGAATACTTATAAAAAGGGAGTGCACACTACCCAAGATGAGATTAAGGATGCTCTTATAGATTATGCAGACAAACTAGGAGAAGTAACCATAGGCATCGATTCTAGACCAGGATTTGATGTATTACATCCTATAATACCTATGTCCACCAGTTCAGAAGAGATCTGTACTGTATTGACTAGAAAAGCTGAGAGGCTTAAAGAATCTTTAATAGGTCCAGGTTATTCAGGCTTAGTAAACGTGCTAGATGATTTCTGTGCAGATTTTAACAAATATACATATTTGAGCACATTGTTATAGTGCACTCGTTTATACCTATATAAATTTTTTCATAATACCCTTGGATATATGAGTTTTTTTACTTATATTTGTCCAAGGGTATTATTATATTATACCTATAATTCAAACTAAAATTATAAGATATGAATTGTAAAGAAATTGCAGAACTATTTAAAAGGAAGCCTTACTATTTAAGAATGGGTAATGTTAATATTGCCAGAAGGCTTAATACCTTACCAGAAGAGGTAATTAAAGCTAGAAAGATCTATAGGGCATCCCCAGAACAGTCCCCTAGATATCCTAGAATATTAATTCTAGATATTGAAACAGCTCCTCTGAGAGCTTTTGTTTTTAATATGTGGAATCAAAATATCACAATTGATAAAATTATTAGTGATTGGTACTGTTTATGCTGGAGTGCTAAATGGTTATTTGAAGAAAATATATACTCTGATAGACTATCACCAGAAGAGGCTAGATCTGAAAATGATTGTAGAATTCTTTTAAATCTAAAAGGATTACTAGATGAAGCTGATATAGTTGTTTCTCATAATGGAGATAAATTTGATCTGCCTAGAATTAATACTAGATTTCTACTAAATAATATACCTACTCCTACTCCTTATCAAAGTGTAGATACTTACAAGGTAGTAAGAAATCAATTCTCTTTTGCCTCTAATAAGCTTGATTTCTTGGCTACAAAATTTGGATTCCCAAACAAGATTGAGACTACATTTGAACTTTGGTCCAGATGTGTAGATGGAGAGGAAGATGCTCTAATTGAAATGGAGAGATATAATAAGTATGATGTTGAACTTTTAGAAAATGTTTATTTAAGACTAAGACCTTATATTAAAAATCATCCTAATGTAGCTTTATATATGGAAGCAACTGAAAGAGTATGTCCAAATTGTGGAAGTAAGCATGTAAGTCTAGAGGGAAGCTATTATACTAATACTAATAAGTATGAACTATATAGATGTGAGTGTGGAACTTTGTCTAGAGCTAGACTTGCTGTAACTCCAAAAAAAATCAAGGAAAATTTATTAATTAATAATATAAGATAATGCAGACATATAGATCAATGATTTATATGGTCTTTGATGAATTAAAAATTAATAGTGATGATAGTGTTTGGGAGACTGACCATGTAGTATTTTTGCTAAATAAATATAGAGCATTTTTACTTAAACAAAGATATAAAGATCTTAAAAAGGATGTTCCTTTTCAAGCCTATCAACAACTATTAGTAGAAATGGGAGACAGTACCATCTTAGGTACTGCTTCCCTTTCTAAATCTAAAAAGACCATTCCAAATATAATCAATTTTAATGGCATAGAATTAGAGTCCTCAGTTAGTCCAGTTTTGAATGGAACTGTAAACAACTTTACCTATGACTTTAATCTAATTACTATAGATAGATTCAAATATATAGGAATTAATAAGTGGATTAAAAATTGCATATATTGTGCCTTTGATTATTCTAAATATCTTCTAATGAAAAGTTCTTCAGATGTAACTTTACCTTCTGAAGCTATAGTTAATGCAGTATTAGATGATCCAAGAGATATAGTAAATTTTATGGATGAAAAAGACATTCCAGAAGATTTAATAGATCTTCCCTTCCCAATTGAGGAGGCTCAGGTCACTCCTATTCTTGAGTTAGTTATTAAAGAGTTAGGAACAGCTAATTATTTACCTGAGGATGGATTAAATAATGCTAAAGATGATTTTACTTCTACTACTAATAATGGATGATTATATAGAGTTTATAAACGAGATTAAAAAGGTACATGAGCCTAGAGTACATAAAATTACCAACTCATATGGAGTCTATGATGCCTTTAAGTATTATAGAAAAAATAGACCTTCATACAAAAAATTTGTTCTATCAGAATCACAATACTTTGCTATAATTAGGAATGTTAATGCTAAACTAGGTATTCTATTATCCCAAGGAGAGTCTATAAAATTTCCTAATAGAATGGGAACGTTAGAGATTAGAAAGTATATTGTAGAGCCTAGAATAGATAAGAATGGTAAGTTTGTATTCAAGGCCCCTATAGATTGGGCAACTACGTTAAAAATGTGGTTTGAACATAAAGATGCTAGAGATAATAAGATTCTTGTTAGAACTGAGCAAAGAAATATATTTAGAATTATTTATAACAAAACCAAAGCCAAATATAAAAATAAAACTTATATGCTGTTTCAGCCTACTAGGCATCTAAAGAGTTTAATCTCTCAAGCAGCTAAGAATGGAACTATAGATGGCTTTAATTGTACATACAATGGCAGCTAAATACACAAGTTTTCGTATAGTTATTGATAAGATATTAAGAGATTCATTATTTAATGGTCTTAATTATGAAGCTGCAGTTGATTACTGTATTGATTTTATTAATATAGTTGGATTACCTTACACATTTGAAGAGAAGCATTTAGAAACTGAAATAGTAGATTATAGATGTCAATTACCTCCAGATTATGTAGGAGTTATTCAAGTAATGATAAATCAAGTTCCAGCTAGAACTGCAACTGATACTATAGCGAAATTTTATCCAGATTTAAAAACTAGAGACAACTATACCTATGATTATGATAATGATAGATATAGTAGATCAGCTGATTATACATTTAAAATAGAAGGGGATGTAATCTATACTTCAGTCAAGAAAGGAAAACTACTAATGGTATATGAGGCTATTCCATTGACTGAGGATAATGAAGTAGCTATTCCAGATGATCCTACTTTTATTAGAGCTCTTAGAGCTTATATTGAAAAAGAACATATTAGAATACTATGGAGGCATCAGAAGGTATCAGATAAAGTTTATGAAGATGCTCAACAAGAATATGCATTTGCAGTTGGGGCATGTGAAACTAATGCTAGAAGACTAGAGTTACCAGATATGGAAGCCTTCTGTAATATGTATAAGACCCTCTTAGTAAGAGACAATGAATACTTTAATAGATTCAGAAATCTTGGTGCTAAGGAGATTTTAAAGAGACATTAATATGGAAATTAAGAGAGTTCAACTGGTGCCAACTGGCATGAATCAGGATATTAGTGTTAGTAAGTTTACTCCTAATTTAAGTTTTTATAACAGAAATATTAGGATTACTGCTAGAGAGACTAATACTCTCATGAGTATAGAAAATGAGATGGGGAATCTTCAGATTCCTTTAAAAAATCCTGAGGGAGGAGCTGAACTAAATGGTACTTGTATAGGCTACACGGTACTGAATAATTATATAGTTATATTTACTACATTATCTATAGGTAATAATAATTCTGTTGATCGGATCTACAGAATAGATCAAGATTATAATGTAGTTAAATTATTTGAAGGAGATCTAGGATTTGATACTAAACATCCTATAGAATGTATTCCTTTTTATGAGACTGAATATGTTCAAAAGGTTTACTGGACTGATAGTAAAAATCAACTAAGAGTTATTAATATAGCAGCTGATGAAGAAGAGATAAATAAATGGACCAATACTTCATTTAATTTCTCTCAGGATCTATCATTAGATGAGGTTGTTACTATTACTAAAAATAATACTGGTGGTCAATTCGCTGCTGGAGTAATCCAGTATGCCTTTACTTATTACAATATAAGTGGACCAGAGTCAAATATATTTCAAACATCAGATTTATATTATTTGTCTGCTTCAGATAGAGCTCTAGATGGAGAATCTGTATCTAATAATAGTTTTACTATTAATATAAATAATATAGATACTAATTTTGAATATCTTAGAGTATACTCTATTCATAGAAGTTCATTGAATGCTACTCCCACTGTTAAAATAGTAATTGACTATAAGATAGTGGGAGATACTGCTGTTATTCAAGATACTGGTTATTATGGTGATGATATAGATTCTACCAAATTATTATATGTTGGTGGAGAAGAGATAATTGCTGGTACTATTACTTCCAAGGATAATACTCTATTTGCAGGTAATATACAGATCCAAGAGGATGCTTCTCAAGAAGAAATAATCTTAGATAATATATCTGACCAAGTATTTAATTGGGAATATAGAGACCCTATAGCTATAGAGCAAAAAGACTTTGCTAAAAATGGCTTATATACTTATCTACCAGAATCCTTATTTACTAAAGCATCAGATTTTAGACACTTTAAAAGTGGACAGACTTATAGACTAGGAGTTCAATTTCAAAGGGCCAATGGTAAATGGTCTGATCCTGTATATCTAGGAGGAAACAATTTTGAAAAATCTTGGGATAGGCTCTGTGATAAACCTTTTTTAACTGAAGTTAAAGGAGATGAGACCCTTCTTTATTTAAATAAAGGAGTTCTTACTTTAGACCCCTTAATGACTAAGGTTCTTGCTAATGAAGGATATAAAAGAGTTAGACCTATAGTAGTAATGCCTGAGCTATCAGATAGGACTGTAATTGCTCAGGGATTGTTAACAAGTACTATAGGATTTGATAGAAAGAGGGAGAGTAATAACTCTTTTGCCTATGTAGATCATGTAGCAAGACCTTATAAATTAGGGCAAAATTTTATCAATGAAGAGGTAACTCAGGTAAGTAATCCTAGTGCATTTATTCCAGAGAATTGGTATCCTACTTATTTAAATTCCGGACATTTCCTTACCCCAGCTGGTGGATATGAATTTGCTGATGACTATCATGCTTTTGGGATAAGTTCAGATAATAATAATGAATATAAATATCCATTTATATTTAGATATCATACTGGAAATTCTGCTCCATCTATAAATAGGCCTAGAGATATAGAAATAGGAGGTGATAATCCCAGGACTTTAGATAATGCTTGCTTACCTTTTATAGATGAAAATATAGTCTCTTTTTGGAGCCCTGAGCTACAATATAATGAGACTATAGATTCATATTTAGATGATACTAGTTGTGTTATTGCAGGTCTTGCTGGACTATCCTCCTCATCCTCTAGCATTGGTGCTACTGTAGTTTCAGGTGATACTGAAGGAGCTTCCTCTGGATATATTAGTAGGGGCACTTATGATACAGCTACTAATTGGGAAGTTGGATCTAAGTTAAAAGTAGGAGTGACTGCTGCTGGATTAAAATATAATGATGAAGGAAATCAAGCTTATGCTCAATTACCTATATTTAGTCCTGAAAGTTTCTCCTTTGATTCAAGAGCTGCTGCTAAAGATTACGATGTAAAGAGTAAAAATACTGGATGGTTACAATATTCTTTAGCTAATCTAATGTTTGATACTACTAAAGAATCTTTAACTCTTCCAATATATAAACCTCAACAAGTACTTAGAACAGAATCCCTAATTCCTTACAGCACAGCTTCAGTAGATAATGGTGGAACCATAACATACAACACAGCTCCTGATGAGATCTTTTTAGCTGATGTAGTTGGAGAATATCTCCCAGGAAAAAACTCTATTAAGGCTGCTCCTAAACCTGCTGTTTATAAGTTTAAATCTAATAGTCATGCAGTATTTTCCTTTAAAGAAGCCAAGGAGGAAGGAGTTAATTACTCTTTAGTTATTCCTGAATTTTATAAGAAGACTACTAGAACACTAGCCAAAGAAGATTCTACAATATATAACTTAGCTAACTACAGGATTACCTTAACTATTACTAAATCTCCGTATTATACTGATATTTCTGGTAATGATAAAACTGAAGCTGCATTTGATTATGAATATAGTGTTGTAAACGCTAGTAATGATGCTGGATGGCCTAGCACATATGTTAATTCTTTTAAGATTACTTTTTCTACTACATATGGATTAAATTCTGGTACTGGGTTTACAGCAGAAGGCACAGTAGATTTCAACATTTTCATAACTGGAATGGAAGGATCAGGTACATCTGTAGGTAAGATTCCAGAAGGTGTTCCATTAGACAGAGAGATAGTGTTAGATGTTGAATCTAATCCAGGATTTCAAAGTACAAGTACAACTATTACTGGAGGTAATGGTTGGAAGTATACAACTAATCCTCCTCAATTTCCTATAAGTATTTTAAATGGTGATTCAGCTACTCAAAGTTTTAAATTAGCTTATTCATCTTATAATCCAGGAGGCGGTGGAGATACTGATAGTTTAACATATATAACTCCTTTTTGGAGAGATAGTATGGGTTATCTGAAACATTCTCTTAATATAGATGATATTAAAATTAACAATCCAGCTAATACTTTATTCTCTGCTGCAGAATTAAGTAGTGATGCCAGATTTTTAATATTAGCTGAATTAAGGAGAAATGTGAAGAATCCATATGGTGGATATACAAAAGAGGCTATAGATAATAACCTATGGTTGCCTGCTGGACCTTCAGTTAAAATCCTAGAGGGACAAGAGGTAAAAGTAGAGTATCTAAGTGGAGACACATTTGTGGGCAGATATGACTGTTTAAGAACCTTTAGCGATACCTCTTATGTGCAAGAAGTATTTAATGTAGTGTCTTTCTTATGTGAATCTTATATAAACCTAGATGGAAGGTATGACAGAAATAGATATAATATAGATGTCAGAGATAAGAATGATACTAATTATGGATTAGTTAATGAAGTATATTCTCAAAGAGATAATTATTTTACCTATAGAACTCTTAATTTAGAGCAATTTAAATCTACAAAATTTCCTACACAAGTTCTATGGTCATTAACTAAAAGTAATGGAGAACTAGTAGATTCTTGGACAAATCTTAATTTAACTTCAACTCTAGATCTAGAAGGGTCTTTAGGTCCTTTAAATAGTCTTAAAACTCTAAATAGTGAGATTATAGCTTTCCAAGATAAAGGTATTTCAAATATATTATTTAATAGTAGAGTACAAATACCTACTTCGGATGAGATACCTATAGAAATTGGTAATAATTATAAAGTCTCAGGATATAGATATATTACTAATCAGATAGGAGCCAAAAATAAATGGTCTATTAACCAGACTAAGAATGGATTATATTTTATGGATGATTTAAATAAAACCATGAATGTAATTACTGGATCTGGAATAATGGACCTATCTGTGGAAAAAGGATTTAAAACTTGGAGTAATAATAATATAGCTGATTATGGTTCCTTAGTTATAGGAACTTCTGATGGAGGTTCTGATACTAATCAGATGAATACTTTCTCTACCTCAGTGGATAAGTTGCATAATGATATATACTTTACTAATAGTAGTACTTGTCTATGTTACTCTGAAATAATGGGTAACTTCACAAGTTTTTATGATTATGGTAATATACCATTTATGTTTAACTATCAAGACGATTTTATATCAGTTAGAAATACTGGTATTAAGACCCAACTGTATTTACAAAACGTAGGAAAATTTAATGAATTCTTTGGGAATATGTATCCATCTGAAATTGACTATATAGTTTGTCCAGATGAACCTCTAGATAAGGTATTTAATAATATTGAATTTAGAGCTGATTGTTTTGCGAGAGGATATGATCCAACCCTTAGAATTACTGAGGATTCTAAATATAGAATAACTGAGGAAGGATTTTATAGATCTCTTCAGGGAGGTAAGCCTAATGGTTATTCTTATATCCCATTTAGAACATTAGATAAAGTTGAATGTGAAAATGAGTTTCAATATGGAGTATTTGATTGGGCTAATCAGGATAAGTTTCAATTAAGAAAGAAATTTAGAGTATGGAGATCTGCCTTACCTAGAAGCCAGGGAACTCTAGATAGAATTAGGAACCCTTGGACTCATGTAAAATTACATTATAGACCAGACCAATCTGAGGATAATAGATTAATTCTTCATGATATAATAGTCAACTATACTGTAATCTAAACTTGTAGGGTATATATCATTGAATGTATACCCTATAAGTTTTTTATTTATGTATTTGGATATATTAAATATTTTATATATATTTGTCAATATAAATATATATTAACTATGGCAAAAAAACTAAGACACAATATTTATGCTCTAGGAGGGTGGTCAGGAAAGGGAATGATTAATTCTCTCAAAAATGCTGATGGCTCTCAAATAGCTGGAGCAATAGGGGGAGCAGCTAATTTAGCTGGAGGACTTGTCTCAAGCATGTCTAATACTACTAAAGAAGTTCCTGAGGCACAAGTTTCTGCAACTTCAAAAGCAGATCTTTTAAATCAGATTAATTCTTTTAATGGATTAAACCTGGGCCGAGAAAAAGGCGGCGGCTTTAGTGATGTTTTATCTGGACTTAGTAGTGGACTACAAGCTGGATCTGCTGCTGGTCCTATGGGAGCAGTAATTGGTGGAGCTACTGGAGGAATTTTATCTGGCATATTTGGTGGATGGGGTCGCCGCAGACGTAATGCTAAGAGGAGACGACAAGAAGAGGGTTATAATGCTCAAATGGCAGATCAATTTGATGCTGCTAATGAGGAATTAAACATTGCAGCTACTAGTAATATTTTATCAAACTATTCAGCATATGGAGGTAGTTTATATGCTTATGGTGGCAACTTTAATGATGGTTTAACTACATTTGGAAATGGAGGATCTCATGAGGAAAATCCTAATGGTGGAATTCTGCAAGGTACTGACAACCAGAATAATCCTAATTTAGTAGAGGAAGGTGAAACTAAGTGGAATAATTATATATTTTCAAACCGACTTAAACCTGGAAAAGATTTTACATCGCAATTTAATTTGCCTAAAGCAATAACTAATAAGAGTTATGCAAAGGCTTCAGAATATTTAACTAAAGATGCAAAGGAAAGACCTTATGATCCTATTAGTAGGAGAGGGATTAATGCTTCTTTAGGCAGGCTTAGAGACTCTCAAGAATCTTTAAAAGCCTACGAAGATTTAACTAACAACACGGCTAATGATATTAATATGTTAGAATTAGGAGAAGTATTAGCTAAAGGAGGAGGAATTCATATCAAACCTTCTAAAAAAGGAACCTTTACAGCAGCAGCTACTAAGCATGGTAAGAGTGTACAAGCCTTTGCTAATCAAGTATTAGCTAATAAAGAAAATTACTCACCTGCAATGGTCAAGAAAGCTAATTTTGCTAAAAATGCTGCTAAGTGGCATGCATTAGGAGGACCTATTAGAAACGTACAGAACAGATTTAATGTAATTGGTAATCAAATAACTCCATTTGCTTTTGGAGGAGACTTGCCAAATACTCATTTTAATAATTATATTCCAGGTACCAGAGGGGGCCAGGGGACAAATGTTTTTGCTAATGGAGATGAACTAAAGATTCCTGAAGTACCTATGGGTAACTTAGCTGGAGATAAAAAATTAGTTACTACCCCTATAGTGAAAGATACCGGTCTGGCTAAACACTATCAATCTGGTGTTACCAGTCCTAATAGGTCTAATTTTAATTGGGGTGATTTTGCTTCTCAACTAGGATTATTTACTCCCGCTATTACAAATATTGGACTAGCATCTTCTGCTATGAATGAATCTCCTGAACAATATAGGTTTGATAGAGTAGCTATTGATCCTTCTGATAAAGCCGATGTTAACTTTCCTTATAAACCTATAGACAGGGAATACATAGCTAATAAGATTAGATCACAAGCTGGAGGGACTAGAAGGGGTATAATAAATACTTCTGGAGGTAATAGGGCTACTGCACAAGCTGGGTTACTATCAGCTGATAGAAACTTCCTTAATGCTATTGGAGATGCTTATTTTAAAGCTGATGATGTTAACTATGGAAGATTTATTGATAGTAAAACTAGAAGTAATCAGGCTAAGTTAATGAATGCCCAAAATGATCTTAGGGCACAAATGTTTAATGCTCAGGTTGGTCAACAAGAGACTCAGGCTAATGCTATGAATAGAGCTGCCGCTAGAAATCTTCAGAGAGAGGCCGTATCTAAGATAGGAGATACCTTTGGAGATGTTTCAAGGTATATGTATGATAAGAATGTTTTAAAATCAATGTTCCCTTATACTACAATGGGTGAGTATCGTAGAAGTAAAGGTGGTAAACTTAAAACTAAGAAATAATGGCTGTAAACGCGTATGATAGGGCTAGTTATTCTCAGTTGAAATTGCCTACCTTTCAAGAGATGATGATTGCTCCACAATACTTAACAGAGCAACATGAGATGGCCCAAGCAAGAGCAGATGAACTATTAAGTGAGGCACAAAAAGTTGAATTAGCAGCTATGGAGAATCCAAATGGTAAAGCTGCTCAATTATATCAGGGATATACACAGAGGCTTAATGAAGCGGTAAATTCCTTAAATGAACGAGGTATTAATGCATCGAATATTAAAGCTAATTTGGGCAAACTTAAAGCTGATTATAATGCACAAATTGCTCCTATTGCTCAAGCATGGGAGCAACAAAGGAAAGATAAGGAGGCTTACAATGCAATGACAGCCAAGGATAGATCCTTAATTACTGCTTATGATCCTTCTCAAACTAGTATAGATGCTTACTTAGGAAGAAATAATGCTTCATATATACCTCAAGGAATCAGTGGTAATGAAATAGCTCAAAGAGTAGCTATGGCAGCTAAGCCTTACAGTGATTGGATTAGTCAAAAATTACCGGAAATATCTAAGACAGGGCTCCCCTATAAGTACTTCACTATGGTACAAAAAGGGTTTAGTCCAGACGACGTAGCAGCAGCTATGAGAGATGATGGTATTGATGCCCAAACTGCTAGTGAAGGAGCTCTAATGCTTAAAGATCTTAGAGATAATGTTATTGCTTCTTCTGGGGCTTATGAATTATTTGGCAATAATCCTGAAGCTATA